TACAGTTATAGTAAAAGTAGGTTGGGAGTTTGAAGAAACCACTAAGGATGTAGAAGTTCCTGATTTTGAATTACAACCTACTGCAGACGCAGAAGCAACGCATCAGCAGTTACATACTATGATGCAGGAGTCTCCCGAGCAGTATCGTGCAGAAATACCTATAGAAGTCCAACAAGCTCACGAAGTAACTATGCAACAGGGGACTCCTGTACTCCCAGTACAAGTGGGTTCACACACAGAAGAACAAACTATTACTACCAAAAATCAACCCATACTAGAAGTATGTAACTATAATAATATAGTTATAGATCCTACTTGTAATGGAGATATACAGGAAGCAAAGTTTGTAGTGTATAGTTTCGAATCTTCCCTTTCAGAATTAAAAAAAGATGGTAGGTATAAGAATTTAGATTCAATTAACTTTGATGATAACTCTATTCTTAGTGAACCAGATCATGCTATTACAGATGATAGTAATTTTGTTTTCCAGGATACACCCAGGAAACAAGTTGTAGTAAAAGAATACTGGGGATACTGGGATATACATGATACAGGAGAAGTAGTACCATTTGTTGCTTCATGGGTAGGGAGTACTATTATAAGGTTAGAAGAAAACCCGTATCCGGATAAAGAACTACCTTTTGTTTTAGTTCAGTATTTACCTAAAAGAAGAAGTATTTACGGAGAACCTGATGCTCACTTGTTAGAAGATAACCAAAGGATTATCGGAGCAGTAACTAGAGGGATAATAGATGTTATTGGTAGAAGTGCAAATGGACAACAAGGTATTCGTAAAGATGCCCTAGATATTACTAATTCCAGGAAATTTGAAAGGGGGGAAGACTTTAAGTTTAATGCCAATACAGATCCTAAGTCTGCTTTCTATATGGAAACTTATCCAGAGATTCCTAGATCTGCATTAGAAGTGTTAAATATGCAGAATAATGAAGCAGAATCACTTACAGGCATAAAAGCATTTACCCAAGGCATTTCAGGGCAAGCTTTGGGGTCTACAGCAACCGGAATTAGGTCTGCTCTTGATGCTACATCAAAAAGAGAATTAGGTATCCTTAGACGGCTCTCTGACGGTTTAAATCAAATTGGACGAAAAGTTATATCTATGAATGCTGAATTTCTCGATGATGAAGAAATTATAAGAATAACTAATAATGAATTAGTTGCTATTAATAGAGATGATTTAGGTGGTAAATATGATATTAAACTAAATATATCTACTGCAGAAGCTGATAATGAAAAAGCACAAGAATTAGCATTTATGTTGCAAACAATGGGTAATTCGTTACCATTAGATATGTCTAAGATGGTTTTAAGTGATATTGCCCGGTTAAGGAAAATGCCTGAGCTAGCTAAGCAAATTGCAGAATATCAATCTCAGCCTGATCCGTTAGCTCAGCAAAAAGCACAACTAGAACTGCAGTTACTACAAGCGCAAATAGCTAATGAAACCGCTAAAGGACAAGAAAATGCTATAGATGTTCAGTACAAAACAGCTAAAACTCAAACTGAGATAGCTAAAGCTAGAGGATTAGATAGTCAGTCTGACTTAAAAGATTTAGACTTTTTAGAACAAGAATCCGGTGTAGGAAGGGAACATGAGAATCAAATAGCTTCGTTAAAACATAATCAAAATATGGAATCTAAAGATCATAGTAGATTATCCGATCTTGATAAATTAGCCTTTCAAAATATGGCTCAACCAACAAATAATGTACAATAATGAATGATTTAGAACATGTTGATATACAGATAACTACAGCAGAAAAACTAGTTTTGCTACGAGATAATTTTTATAAGTTATCTGAGAATAAACATTTTAAAGAAATAATTATGAATGATTATTTCAAAGAAGAGGCAGCCAGGTTAGTTATGGCTAAAAGTAATGCTAATTTAGATGAAACACAGCAACGTTCCATTGATAATATGATTGCTGGGATAGGTAGTCTATCTAATTATTTTGATATGATTATTCGTCGAGGTAATGAAATGGAAGCTAGTTTGAAAGATTTTGAACAAACCAGAGAAGAAATTCTCGCAGAGGAGGTTAATTAATTATGGATAATGTATTAGGCCTTTCAGATGATGAGTTCTTAAAAAAGAATAGTGAAGAACTCTCGGCAACAGAAGATTCACAAGAATCGGCTGACACAGTTACGACTGAAGGAGACATTGCTAATGATACTATTAGTAATGAAAGTGATAATGCTACTGGCGACACCCAAGAGATTGTTGAAGAAGACACTCCAGAGGAAGAACTGGACACTTTGCCTGAGGATACTCAAGCAGATGCTCAACCTTTCGCTGAAGATACTAACTCAGAATCTGTTGATGCAGATAGTAATGAAAAGAATACAGACACACCTGAGGATACACCTCAAGAGACTGATACTTTTAATTACGAGGATGCGTACAACCAGGTAACAGCTCCATTCAAAGCTAATGGTGCAACTATGCAGGTCAAATCACCTGAAGATATAGTTAGGTTAATGCAGATGGGCGCAGGTGCTCAGAAGCAAATGGCCAAACTAAAACCTAATCTTAAGTTAATTAAGATGTTGGAGAATAATAATCTTCTGGATGAACGTAGATTAAATAATTTAATTGATCTATCTAAAAATGACAGCAAAGCTATTGCTAAATTAGTTAAGGATAGTGGTGTAGACCCTGATGACATTGACATAGAAAATGCCAGCACTTACCAACCTAATAATTATACTGTAACAGACAGTGAGTATGAGCTAGATCAAGTACTAGATAGCATAAAGCACACGGATACTTTTGATAAAACCATTGACTTATTAACGTCAGAATGGGATGACAAGAGTAAAACGTTTGTATCAGAAAACCCTAATGTAATTAAGGTGATTAATGATCATATGCTAAACGGTGTCTATGATAAAGTGAATGCTGTTATGCAACAAGATAAGGCTCTAGGTAAATTAGCTGGAGTATCTGATGTTGATGCATACAAACAAATTATAGATATGTTAGCTAAAAATGGGGAACTTGTTGATGGAAATCAGCAAGCACCTGTTCCATCTAACGTAACGGATATAGGGGATGTTGGTTCGGCTAAGCGTAAGCAAAATCGTAAAGCGGCAGCTCCCACTAAACAAACGAATACTAGTAATAGTTCTAAACAGGATGTTAGTTATCTAACATTATCTGATGATGAATTTATGGCTAAGTATGCTTAATCTTAAATTAAATTAGAAGGAGGTCACTATGGCCGAACAACAATATAATAATCCGGGCACAACTGCTTCAAGTATTGGGGCACAGGCTCGTACTGATTTTTACGAGAAAAAAGCGATTATCGCTGTCAGGGATAAACAGTATTTTTCTCCTTTGGCTAGTGTTAAAGCTATGCCTAAAAATATGGGTAAAAAAATTAAGCAGGATGTATATGTTCCTTTGCTTGATGATCGCAACGTAAACGACCAAGGTTTAGATGCAGCAGGTTTAATTATTACTCCGTCTAAATGGCAGGCGTTCAATGCTGCTGGTACTGAAATTGTAACTGGCACAGGATGGACTGCAGCCACAGCAACTACTGCAGGATACTTTGCTACTGAAGCTAACGCAATAACTGCTGCGGGAGATTATGGTAGTGTCCAAGAAACTGGAGGTCATATATTTGGTAGCCAGAAAGATATTGGATCTATTGCTGCTAAGATTCCTGCTCTTTCCGAGTCAGGTGGACGTGTAAATAGAGTTGGTTTTACTCGTTTGCAAGTAGAAGCTGATCTAAAGAAACGTGGATTCTTTGTTGAGTATACGCAAGAATCTATTGATTTTGATAGTGATGCTGACCTCTTAGCTCATATTACTGAAGAATCAGTAGTAGGTGCTAATGAGATAACAGAAGCAGAACTACAAAATGACCTGCTTAACACAGCATCAGGAGACGGTACTACTATGTACATTACTACTGACGCTGATGATACAGAGGTACTTAATGTAGGTACTAAAGCTTCTGTAGATGGTTTAGTTAGGTATAAAGATCTTATGCGTATGTCTATTGCTTTAGATGACAATAAGACTCCTAAATCAACTAAAATTATTTCAGGTTCTCGTATGACTGATACTAAAACCATTAATGGTGGACGTATCATGTATATTGGTTCTGAAATGATTCCTGCTCTACGGGCCATGCAAGATTTGCACAGTCAACCTGCTTTTGTTGGCGTAGAAAAATACGCTGATGCAGGTAATGTGTTAAATGGTGAAATTGGTACCATTGACAACTTTCGTATTGTTGTAGTTCCTGAAATGCAATACGGCCAAAATAAGGGTAAGAAAGCAGGAGGAGCAGGCACAGAGATAGATATCTATCCTATGCTTGTTGTTGGAGATGGAGCATTTACTACTGTTGGTTTCCAAACTGACGGTAAAAGTGTTAAATTCTCTATTAACCATAAAAAACCTGGAAGTGAAATTTCAGATTTAGCTAATCCTTATGGCGAAAAAGGATTCTATAGTATCAAATGGTACTATGGTTTTCTCGCTATGCGCCCAGAACGCTTAGGTGTTATCTGGACTAAAGCGGATTAATCATTAAGTAAATGTTCTCCTGCTACTCATTGCAATAAAGTTTTGAGTGGTGGGAGAATTATATAAACTATAAAATAAAAACTATGGATATTGAAAATATGGATATTGAGGATGTTAAAGCAGAATTAACTGGCCGAGGCATCAAGATGCATCATAAAACTAATGCAATTAAGCTCAGAAAAGCGCTACAAGACGATGTAGATAAAAATGATACTAAAGTACCTGTAGAGGTGGAATCTTCGCCTGTACAGCCCGCTAAGGTCGAAAAGAAGTCTGTAAAAAAGTCTACAATGACTTTAGAAGAAAAATGTATGCATCTAAAAAGAATTATAGTCACACCAAATGATCCTGAATTGTCTGGTCACTCAGGGCTAGTATTCACAGTTATGGTTAGTGCAGTAAATAACGGAAAAGCTATTAAAAAGTATGTACCATTTAATAATGAAGAAGGATGGCATGTACCTAATGTTATTGTTAATCAGATTGCTAATGCAGAAATGCAAAAATTTAGATCTGTTAAAGCACCTAATGGCGATACTGTTTTACAACCATATCAAGCTAAGAAGTACAATGTACAGGTTTTACCTGATTTGACTCAAAAGGAAATAGACAAATTAGCAGCAGCTCAAGCTGCTAGAGGTGATGCTTAACTGATATATAAATAAATTATTATGACTATAGCTTTTACTACTTTATCTAACGCTACTACTGTAGGTACAGGTAACGCATCTGATGGAACTGGTAATTTTGACGAATTAATGCAAGTTGTCACTTTGCATTTAGAAGCTCAATTTGCTGCAGGTAGAATTACGGGTACTGATTATGCTACGGTGTATTTAGGAGCTTTGCAGAGTACATTAGCGCAAGCAGTTAATTTTACACTTAGTATGGAAAAAGCTAATGCAGAGAAACTATTACTTGATGCAAATAAATCAAAAGTTGATGCAGATAAATTATTAGTTGATGCACAAGAATTGAAAGTGGATGCTGAAAAAGCTCTGTTAGACCAGAAGAAAATTACTGAATATGCGCAAACATTGCAATCATCAAATACTGCACCAAATGCTAGTAGTGTAGCAGGTAAGCAGATAACTCTGTTTACTGAGCAAGCTAAAGGGTTTAAATGGAATGCAGAAAATAAATATTTAAAAACTTTACTGGATGCTTACGCTATAAATGTATCTGTGAGTAAAGTACCAGATACTGCGACTCTTAAATTACAAGGAGGAACTGCTACTACTAGTATAAAAGGAGTAATAGACGCTATGGAACCTACAGGCTAGTAAAGCTATGGGCGGAGTAGTAGGAGTAATAGAAGATGCAGTTGAAGTTGTTGTTACAAGTGCTCAAGTTTTTGCTGAAACTGTAGTTGCTGCAGGTGCTCAGGTATTAAATGATTTTCTTAATGTTTTAGCTGGACCAGCAGCAAAAGATAAAGTAATTAGTGAATTTTCTACACAGAATTCTTATTTATATACTAATGATGCGTACATAGATAATTTACATAATTCTGATAAGATAGCTTTAAATGTCTTAATTAGAGGAACATCTTTTACTGATGAAGTAATTGATTTCTATAAAAGAGCAAATTCATCATATGATTTTGATTATGGCAAAGCTATAAAATTAGTACGAGATGAAGGAATCTCAGGGGATATGCAATATGTGCCCGCGATGCCTGGTATTCATTCTAACTTCACTCTTACAACATACTATACAGGTGCGTATTCTTTCTTTCACGAAGTTCTTCCTTCAGTTACACTTAGAGTAAATAATACTAATTTGTATGCAGGAGAAGTTTCCAATGAGTATAACAGTAGTGGGAGTGGCTTTATTTGGCACAGTCGATTAAGTAGTAGTGGTAATTATGATACTCCTATTACATTAAACTCTTCTACTTTTGCTGATGTACAAACAAATACTAAAAATTATCTAAAATATTTGGGAATGCCAGATCCTGAAAATTTATTAGATGATTTACCTTATACTAGAGGTGTAGGAGGTGGTAGTAGTGCTACATATAGTGATGTAATTGATTCTGTATTTCTTAATTTTAGAGTTAAATGGGTAAGTGGAACAGGAAGTACAACTGGTAATAGAATAAGTAATAAGTATTTATGGTTATTA